CGGGCAGTGAGCGCCAGTTCCAGCGCCTCAGGGCCGCGACCCTCGGGCAAGATGAAGGTGTGGACTTCGTAGGTTCTCGGCGCGCTCCACGTGAAGGCAAAACCACCGTGCTCGCCGAGCAGGAAGACGTTCATTCGGTCATTCACCGCCGCTGTCAGATCCAGCGGTGCATCAGGGTCGCCCCCGATGTGCGGGCGGATGGAAGGGTCGTTTACGAGGTCGTTGATCCTGCCGGCGTCGAAACACCGCTGCATCATGAGTGACGCGCCTCCAGCACTTCGATCCGCGCCCTAAGCTCTCGATTTTCTGCGATCAGCCCCGCAATCTGGACCATGTTGATGCGCTCATACTGAAGCCCATCCGGTCGCTTCTTTGCGCCGCGCTTGGGGCGCTGGCGGATGACCGCCGGGCTGGCAGGACGCGTAATTTCGCCCTTCTTGTTCCGCAACTCCTTCCGGGCGGGCTCGGCGACGTAGCTCTCAAGCTGGTCTTCCTGAAACCCGAAGTGGACAAAGCGCGGATCGAACTTCGCCCATTCCTCAGCAACGTGACCGTAGAAACTGTGCAGCGGATCGTCGGCCGGTGCCTTCGATCGATAGAACTTCGGCCAGAGGGCCAAGCTTGCGCGCGCGATGTCCTCGTAAAGCGGCTCAAGGTCTCGCTTGTAGCGCAGGGAGGAAGTCGACCGGAGGAGACTGTTCGCAGGCGAGGAGCCACTATCGAGGAACGCGTTTGCCGCGCTCGCAGTGGTGGAGATCGACGGGAAGGTGACGACGCTGCCGTAGATGTCCAGCGGCTGCATCGCTGCCGTCGTGAAGTTGTAACTCTGCACCAACCCGCGCGCGCCGGAAATGCCGATATCGACCCAATGGCCGGTTTTGCTCGCCGCGGAATAGCTGTTCGCTGCGAGAGACACTGCGCGGAACGTGCCGCCCGTGATCGTCTTGCCGGTGAAGGTCAGGGCTGCGGGCAAGGAGAGCGTAGGATTGCCCGCGGTCCCGGCGCCGTTCGCGACGTCAATCTCGGCAGCGGTGCCGGTGATCGTCCTCGCCGCACCCGTCCCCGCCCCAGTGCGCGACCAGAAGCCATTGGTGCCGTTGGCCGCCAACGCAGACAGATCGGCGTCGAACGCCTGTACATTGGTTCCGATGACCAGCCCGAGTGTGCCCTGCACCGCGGCGGCATTGGCATCGTCAAGAAACGTCCGCGCAAACGCCGTCACTACGCCTGTATCGAGGCTCCACGTGGCACCAGAGGCCGACACGACGATGTCACCCTTGTCGCCGTCCGAGACGCCGGCAGCAGCCGCGGCATAGCGAGTGTCGCCGGTCTGCCGGTCGATGATGTTCGTCGCAGCAGCAGCGCCGACTGTGAACAGCGCAACCGTGTCCGCCCCCGTCATGCCGATAAGCTGCGTGCCCGCGGCCCAACTAAGCCCCGAGATCGACGTGAGCAGCGCGTCCGACGCCTGAAACGTAGCCGCAAGCTCGTTCGCCATGCTCGGCGCCGCGGACTCCGAGATGACCTCGATCGGCACATAGCCAACGCGCTCCACAAGGATCGCCATCAGGTTTCCCCTCCCGATGCCGATCCTGCGGGATATGCGCCCCCACCGGCCTGCGAGAGGCCCGAACCAGCTGCCGGCGTGTAGATCACCCCAAGGAAGTGCCTGCCGTCAGCAACCGCCGCCTGCGCGTCGCCGATGGTCGTGGTGAACTCGAACTCCGGTGCGGTTACCGCCAGAGTGGGATCGTCGTAATAGACGGCATAGGCGACATCACTCGTCTTGCCGGGGAAGCTGCCTCCGGTGATGCCGAGCGTCGTCCCGTCCGCGTAGACCCGGACGTGATCCGCGATCGTCACCGTGCAATTGGCGCCGTCGTCCTGCGCGGTAATCACCGTCGTAGGGTTGGTGTGGCTCAGCATCCGCCGGATGCGATTGATCGTCTCATCCTGCGCGGACTCCTGCGCAAGGATCGCGCTCTTGACCGAGCCCCACCACAACCGGAACCGCGGCGAGGCAACGCGCTTTTCGGTCACGATCTCATCGAAGGGGCCAAGGTCGGGAAGCTTGAGAGCCATCAGCGCGACCTCCCGCCACCCGGCTCGTTGATCTTCACGCCGCTAACCCTGAACGGTACTGGATCGGTGCAGCGAAACTCGGCCAGCATGCCCGGATCATCGAACATGCCCAGTGCCCGCCATTCGGTGCGGACGCGGTAATCGCCCTGAATGCCGAGTTCGGCGTCCTCCCATTCTTCCCATGTCCGGCCGCCGTCATAGGAAACCCGCATCTCGGCCACCGGATCGGCATAGGTGCCGCTCAGTTCAGGCGTCTCCCCGACATTGGCGATCAGCCGGACATTGTTGGCCGAAAAGCTGCCACTGACAGGCAGCCCGGCACGGAACCGCCGCTCAAGCACGCCGCCTGCATCCACGTGGCCCGATCCATATTCCCAGATCGTGCCGTCCTCATCGTCGCCGAACAGGCCACCGACAGCACAGCGCGCCCGCCAGTTGTCGCGGCCCCAGCTCTGGTTCTCGCACCATTGCCGGGTCTGTGCGTCGAACAGGCGAGATCCCAGATTGGTGCGGACCACAAGAAACTCATGCCCCTCGAAGGTATGCGTCCACAGCGCCCATTCAGTCGCCTGCGAAAGCCATTCCTCGATCCCCGCGTCCGAGATGCCCTCAGCGGTGTTGCCGGCGATATAGACGCGCAGCGACGGCCTCACACCCGGAGGCGTTGCGTCGGCTGCGCCGATCCATGCCGCGGTATTGTCGAAATTGACCGCGCAGCCCGTTGCGATGATGCCCTTCGAAAAGACCTTGCCCGGAATGGGCGCAAATGGTGCGTCCGCATCTCCGGTGGGCTGGTGGAACTCGACACTGCGCGAGCCGAACAGCAACAGGATGCCGTCGACCACAAGCCCGTCACGAAGCGGATCGGGCTGGTTCTCGGCGCTGTTGAAATCGAGTGCGGCCCAGCTCGAGCCATCGTTGACGGCCGAGAAGTAATATTGCCCCGACTCCCCCCGGATTGCGATGAAGTACCCTCCCGCGACCATGACCTTGAGCACGTCCGCACTGTCAGGAAACGTCACTGCCGCGACACTGGTGCCTGTCGTGCGATAGATCGGCCCGCCGGCGTTGATGAGCAGTTGCGTCTCGCCGGGAGCGAAGGAGACTGACCCGGCTCCCGTTATGGTGCCGATCGCCAGCGTGCCCCGGAACACCTCTGCGCCGGAGACAGCGAAAACCTCGCCCGTGAGTACGCCTTCGGACTGGTACCCGCCGCGGATCGGGCCTGACCCAATCGTGCGGTTCACGAGAAGCCCCGGACGCGACTGCAGGACAACCCCGCTTTGCTCGGTCGGCGCGGTCTCCACGAACATATTGATGACCGGCAGTTCGGGCAGATTGCCCCGCACCCGCGAATACGCGGACGTGCCGAAAACCATGTCGGGCATCAGTAGTACTCGGAGGCTATCGGGGTCTGCGTGCTGCCGAACTTCGCGGCCACGCCGTTCTGGAAGCGCAGGGCGGCCATGCGGATGTCATCTGTAAGCTCGCCGCCGAACATCGTGATGAACGCGCCAGATACCGCCAGCGTGGCAGCGAGCCCCCAGGCTCCGCGAGAGGCAAGCGGCGCATCGTCGTTCTCGTCGAGATCCAGCAGTGAAACCCAGCCGGCCCTATCCCAGAGCCAGACAGTGCGAGTGCCATCGATCAGCGTCTCGATCACGCTGAGATCACGCGGCGCCCGTTCATCGCTGGTCGGGTCGCTGTCGATCGTCTCGGGGACGGTGATGGTCACGCCGGCGGGCGCGATGATCCGCTGCCCCTCTTCAGCGGTATAGTCCGCGCTCTCGTAGCGGTCGGTCAGACGCCCGAACATTCCGGTGGCAACCCAACCGTCGTACAGCGACTGGAGCGCCACAATGCCGTCCGCCATTTCCTTGGCGCGAGGGGATCCGCCAGAGGGCAGCACCTTGGCCTGACGCATGGCATAGGTGATGATGTCGCGGCAGGTTGCCATAGGTCACTCCCGCGAAAGGAGCGGGGAGCCGAAGCCCCCCGCGGGATCATGCTGCGGGGCGCTCGCCCTGCTTCACATAATGATCGTTGCCCTCGAACTTGCTCTCGAGCACGTCCGGGACATCCGAGAACTTGCCGCGCTCGAACGTCACGCCGAATGCCTCGAACTCGTCGGGCAACTGCTTCTGCTCGGCAGGATTGCGGGGGTCACCCACGTACTTGAATTTCGCCATTTCGCTTCTCCTGAATAGGAAAGGGACGAGCCCTAGAGTCCGCCCCTCACAGATCAGTCGGGATACCCGACGCCGTCGTCTTCCACGACATACGACACGAACAGTTCGATCGTGCCGGCCGCGCCGGTGGCTGCGTTGGTCGACGGCGCGCCGGTGATCAGCGTCTCGTCATCGTAGCGGTAGCCGAAGCCCGTCGTCGCGGTCATGCGAGCGATGGTGCCGGCCTGCGCCACGGTGGATGCGGCGAACAGCCGATCCGCGTCACCGGCGTCGCCCACGTTCAGTGCGATCGTGGGAGTGCCGTTGGTGTCGAGGTCGGACGCCTTGAGGATGGCGTCGACCACGCGGGCGTACTTCGGCAGATAGCCGAAGCGGAGCACGTCCGCCGTCGTCAGCGCCGCGGTGGTGGTGATCAGAAATCGCTGGCAATACACCGAGGAGCCGAAGCCGTGGCTCGGGATCGGCATGCGATTCGTGACCTGCTGGGAACTATAAGTCGCCATTGCTGCTACTCCTTAGCTGTCGGCTGCGGCCGAGACGTAGCCGGTCACAATCGACCGCTGGACGCCGTTCTGGTGGATCTTCTTGACGCCGAGCAGCTCTTCGATGCCGACGCCCTTGCGGAAGTCGTAATCGGCGAGACGGGTCTTCGACTGCGGCATCTGACCCCACGCGATGGCGACCGCGCCCGAACCGAGCAGATATGCCGGCTCGACGTCCGAGGCTGCCGCGCCGACGCCAGTCAGGACACCGATCTCCGGCTCCTCCTGGATCATCACGCCTCGAACGAGGAGATCGCCACCCTGAAACAGGGGGTTGTCCTCGACGCCGCGGTCGCGGGTGCTCTTGTCGATGGAGATGATATCGGCGTCGTTTTCGAGATCGCGGAAGGCGCGCGAGCCGACCTTGAGCACGAACCACTCGCGGCCCTTCTCGTTCTGCTCCTTGAACGGCGGGATCTTCGCCGTCTTGGCGATGCGCTTCATCTTCAGGACCCAGGCATAGTTCGCCTTGTCGTTGGTCGTGTCGATGTTCGCGAGGCTCGCCGAATGGTCGTTCGCCGAGTTGTTCGAGATGTCCTTGCCGAACAGGATCCGATCGCTGTTGAGCGCAACCCATGCGTCCTTCTCGGCTTCCGAAGCGGAGGCGTAGGGGACGGTGGTGAGCGCCGCGTTGTTCTGGGAGATCGCGCCGAACTCGCGGATGATGTCCGCACGGAGCAATTCAGCTTCCCAGTCACGAAGCGCCGGCTTGGCAGCGTCGAGCAGGTCGATGTCGGTCTTGTACTGTTCCGACTTCGGCACGATTACCGCGTTGCGGCGGAAGTCGATCGTGACCGGCATGTTGCCAGTGCCCAGATCCTCTTCGTTGCCTTCGAGAACCTGCGAACCCGAGACGCCGGAGCCGGTCAGACGCCCGACGAACGGGACGATGATCGTCTTGCCGGCTTCGGACTGAAGCTCGTACATCGTCACAATGACGTTGTCGTTGCCGCGGCCCATGAGACCCGCATAACGGGTGGCACGGGTGTACTCGCGGAAGTAATTCCGGCGCCAACGAGTGATCGTCAGCCCGGAGTTGAGAAGGGTCTCAGCCATCGGTTATTTCCTTGCGAATATCTCCGCAAACGCCTCGTCGTCCGTCGGCTCGACCTGCGTCGCCAGCCCCCCTGCGGAGGCGGCTGATGCAAGGCTTCGGGGAGGAATTGCGGGAGATGGGGATGCGGCGGGTGCCGCCGTCTGTGTGGTGAGCTGGGCTTGCGCCTGCTTCCACGCCTGGAACTGGGCGAAGTCGTCAGCGGTGACGGTGGACGCGATCTGCTCGCGCTCGTACTGCTGGACGATGTAGCCGTAGGGGTTGCGCTGGCCGAAGACTTGCTGCTGAAAGCCCGGACGGTTCTGGAATTGCTCCAGCGCCCAATCGCGGGCCTTGTCGACAAGCTCGTCGCCCTTTTGCTGGCGGACGAACTCTTCCGACATGTCGAGCTTGACGTTCAGCGCCGCGGAATGTGCCGCCGATGTCTGGTAGTTGGCAAACCCTTCGGGGTCGTCCAACGGGTCAGGGATCGGCTGCGCCTGTGGCTGAGGCTGTTGCTCGCGAAGGCGGGCGATTTCAGCTTCCAGGCCCTTCCGCTTGTCCCGCTCGTCGAGCATCGCCGTGATCGGCACGAAGCCGGGATCAGGCTTTACATCGACAACCGGAGGCGTGAGCGGGTTAGCCGGTTCTGCTGCCGGCGCTGGTTGCGCGGGCTCTGCCGGGGCCGGGGGTGTCTCCACCACGGGCTCGGGCGCCGGTTCATCAGTCACAGGTTCATTGGCGTTGTCCGCCTCGACGGCGGCCAGAAAGTCTTCGTCTTCCATTGTTAACCCCTTGCCCGTGCGTGGGCATGACGATGCGCCCGGACCCCGGCGGCGGGTTCCGCTGATACGTTCAGCAGTTGACGTGAGCGCCCGTTAAGCCCCGGCGGCGGACCCCATCTGATAGCCCGCCTCAACGGGCATCAGTTGATTCTGTATCTGTTGGCCCTCAGCCTTGGCCGCATCGAGCGCGGTCTTGGCGTCCTTGCCTTCCATCTCTTTCTGGAACGCGATCTGGGCCATCTCTTGCTGCGGACCAGCGCCCTGCGCAGCCTCTTGCTGGCGGGCCTCGCGCTTCTCGATCAACTGCCGCTTCTTGGGCAGGTTGGACGCCTCCAGCAAGTCATCGAACGGCACTTCCTGCGGCCCGTAGATCCCGGCCAGCTTCACCAGTTCGGCGAACTGTTCCGACTGGATGTTCGCGGTATCCGGCACGGCGTCGATGATGATGTCCATATCCATCTCGGACGGGCGGTTCTTCACCTCGACAACAACCTGCTGCGTGCCGATCGTAGGTTGGCCGTCTGGTCCGGGCACGATCGCCTGAACCTCCTGCACGACAGGCTCGTTGACGGTCAGGAACTTCGGCGCCCCGATGTCGTCGGTGACGCGCACAACCTTCTGGTCGGTCCAGAACTGGCGAATGCGCGCCCACATCTGGCGATAGACCCGCAACTCCATATCCTCGATGCCACCGAGCGCGGGGGTCAACTCGGTCAGGCCCGCCTGCTGGCGCACCAACTGCGCGCGTCCCGATGCATCGGCATTTCCCTGCCCAAGCACGGCGGGGTTCGGCCCCATGCGCTCGAGTTCGGCCTTCGACTCCTGCAAGAGGATGATCTGGCCCTGATCCTTGTCGCCAGTGGTGGTCGGCTCGACGCCGAACGGCAGGATGCCGTCGGGACGCGCCGCTTCCGCGCGCACTGTCTCGGCGTTGGTGTCCATGCCCTGCTCGGTCATGCGGACCTGACGGGAGTTGACCGAGTGCAGCAGCTTGGAGCGCCGCATGTTGATCTCGTCCTGAATCGGCACCATCGCCTTGACGATGCCGTAGCGGGCGTTGTCGCGATCTACGAAGCACGACTGCGCGACAATGGGATTGGACGGCACGCCCCGCTCGTCGGTGTACGGGCTATCGGTCCCCTCCAGGACACCGCCGCCGTAGAAAACGATCCGCTTCCATCCGCGGTGATTGAGGTACAATTCGACGATCAGCACCCGCTTGCGCTGGCTGTCGCTCCAGACGTTCTGCGGCTTGTCCTCATCGTCGAACGCCACCGTCGTTGGCGCGACCTTATCGAGGCTGATCTCGGCCTCGGGATAGATCTGCGCGACGGTATCGACGTACATCCACTTCGCGACGCCCATGTAGCGGGCATCCTCGAAGTCCGGGTCGCGGCTATGCGGGTCGTAGATGAACTCGCCGTGACGAATGATCCGCGGCCACGGGTCGCGGTCCTCGCTGACCTCCACGATGACGGCAGCGACACCGCCAATCAGGTAGTTCTTTGCCGCCGCAAGCTTGGTGCGCTGCCAGCGGGACTTCTCCGCGGCATAGCGCAGGGAGTCGGTCGCAACCTCCGCTGAATCGTTGTCGTCATTGGTGCGCGGGAAAGCGCGGGGATCGGTCTGGCCCTGCTCCAGCACCCCGAGCACGCCGTTGACGGCCGGCGCAATGCGGTTAATCCAGATCTCCGGCTGCTTGCGCTTGCGGAGAACCTTGATCTGCTCCGACGTCCACTGCTTGTTGTCGTAATAGTCGAAGCACAGATCGGCTTCCTTGCGCGCCGTATCGGTGTTGTCGCGCGCTTCGCTGTAGAGGCGCTTGAGGTACGCGAGGTCGATGGTCGGCTGCTCCATCAGACCCACCCCCTCGCGCTGGCGATACCGCTGTCGATCACGAACCGGGCCATCGCCCGCTTGAGCGCGATACGCTCGCCTGCTGAAGGCGTCGGCGTGTCGTCCGTGTCAGCTTGACCCTCGAAGAACGCGGCGGCGTTGTTGATGATCGTGCGACCCGCTTCGGACAGGCGCACGTATTCGTCGTTCTTGACGCTCAGGATATGATCGCGGCGATAGTCGCTGGTCATGCGATTGCCGCCAGAAGTGCGGGAAACGCTTCCTCCGCATTCGCGCCACTCGGCAAGATAACCGCATTCCTGCGGGGCAGACCGTCCCGCCACCCCTGGACCGCCACCCCAATCCTGCAACCCGCGTCGAGGCTCGCGATTTTTACTTCTACATCCGCCATGCCGAGTTGCTCGACAGCGGTTATGAAGTCTGCCTTGGTCATCAGGCCACCTTCCAATCATCGCTGTCGTTGCGGGTCGGCGCCCACATATCTTTGGGCTTCTGCACGTCTTCGGGTGTCACGATTGCCGGATGCGCCTGGTCGATCGCGCGGCCGATAAGGCTGGCGGTATCGACATCGTCATCATGCTTGCCGGCAGGGAACACCAGGAACTCGCCGAGATCTGCGTTGGGCTCCAAATACACGCGGCCACTTGCAGCCATCGCCTGAAACGCACGCGCCCGTGTGGGCTTGTCATTGATGCTTGCCAGCCATTCCATCCGGCAGAAGACCTTGCGCTCCCGCATGCGGCGGGTCAGCATCGGGTCAACCGCCTTCTTGATAACGCCGCTCTCGCCGAACCACGCCAGCGGCTTGTACTTCGCGATCAGGTCAAGCTTGCGCTCGATCCACACATCCGCGGTCGTTTGTCCTCGCCAACCATCTACCCGATACAGCGCGCCGGATGCGTCGATGCCCCACACCCTGTGCACGGTGTAATCGCCGCCGCCGTCCGTCACCGCGTAATCGCTGGTGCCGTAGTAGCGGAGGCTGGGAAGCTCCTCCCACTCCTTGAACCAATCGCGCTGGAAGAATGTGCCTTCGTCAGGTTGAGGCTGCTGCTGGTAGAGCGCTGACCATTCACGAGGGCCGATTGTGTCCTTGATGCGCTGCAAAGCCGGTACGTCATACCATTCTGGCCACAGCGCAGATCCGGATGCGTCAATCGCGGGCAGATCAAGCACAGTCCATTGACCGCCATCCTCAACCCTCCCGTCTTGTTCGAGCAGGCGCCCGGCAAGGTCGTCCTCGTGCCAGCGTGTCTGGATCAACACGATGGCACCACCCGGCATCAAACGGGTGTAGAAGGTCGAGCGATACCAGTTCCAAACCCTGTCGCGCTGAAGCTGACTATCGGCGTCCTGCCGATCCTTGAATGGATCGTCGATCAGCCCGAGATGCGCACCGCGGCCGGTTGTCGCAGTGCCTACGCCCACAGCGTAATATGCGCCGCCTTGCTCGGTGTTCATCCGATCGGCAGCACGGCTGTCGAGACGCAGGGTCACATCGGGGAAGATCTCTCCGAACTCGGGAGACGCGATGATCCCCTTCACCTCGCGCCCGAAATCAGTCGCGAGGTCGCTGTTGTAGCTCGATGCGATTATCTGCCGGCCGGGACGGCGGCCAAGATACCATGACGGGAACCGCTTCGACGCTTTCTCGCTCTTCCCATGCCTCGGCGGCATGAAGACCATGAGGCGGTCGATCTCGCCGGATTCGACCCTCTCCAGCTCCCGGTCGAGCAAAGTTTGATGCCGGGCACCCTCATACCCCGGCTGCGTGTAGCTAGTGAACGCTCCCAAGCTGCGGCGCGCCCGCTCCGCCCTGATCTCCCGAAGCGTCGGCACCCTTTGCGATAAGCTTCTCAAGCGCGTCGAGTTCATCGGCGCTGTAGCCGCTGAGGTCATGGCGATGCTGGACCTCCCCGCTGTGGTTCACGTCGATCTTGTCGCCGTAGATCTTCGGCAGCCACTTGCCCGCGAGCCTAAGCCGCGTGTCGATACGCACGCGCTTGTCTGCGACCTCGACCGCGTCCTTGGCCTTCTCGTCGGCGATTTCGAGACATTGCTCAGCCAAGGCATGAACGCCCTGCGCGCGCGCGGCGCGGAACTGTCCAGCGAACTCGGGATCGGCTTCGATCATCTGATAGACGCGAGACCTCGACGGCATGCGCGGGTCCTTGCAGATCGCGAGCAATGCCTTACCGCCCTCAAGCGCTGTCAGCAGATCGGTAATCTGATCGTCGGCGAACTTGTCAGCCATGACGATCTCCTCGAATATGTCCCGCCCGAGCAACCATCGCGCAGCTTGTGCATCAGTGCGTCTGCGGAGAGGGGCCGGGCGGGGTTCAGCGCAGGGGAAGCGCGCTGAAATGAAAAACGGCCCCGGAAGCATGAGCCTCGGGACCGCCTTGTTGGCGCAATTCACCAACTTGTGGGATTCCATGCCCGAATTTTCCGGTCACGTCAAGCGCTACTAGTCGATACCTCGACGCATGAGCCGTCTCCACGCATCCGAAGAGAGGCGCGTGCGTATTGTCCTGGGTGGCAATCCGGCCTCTGGCTTCGGCGTTAGCACCACGCGATCGGCGCTGATGCGGTGCTCGTTCATGTAGCCAGCGGCGTCGGCCCACTTGGATTTTGGAACGTCGGTCATGCTGCCTCCTTAGCGCATCACGACAACCTCAGATACAGCGCCAGCGCATCCAACCCTTTCCTGATCTCCGCCACGTTCCGCATCGCCGCCCGTCCACCATACCGCGGCATGCTGTCGTGGATCAGCAAGCGGTCCATGAAACCCTGCAACTGGTGGGGGATTTGCGAGCGCATCAGCCGCATCTGGTCTCGGGCCCGGACCTGCGCTTCCTGCCGCGGCAAGCCGAACCCGAATGAACCGGGATGCTCGGCAGCACCTGTTCGCTCGCCATATGCCGAGACGACCGACAGTGCGAAGTGGCAGCGGGCGTGCGTCTCGCGGTAGTGGTTACCGGCGAACCACTGGATGTAGCTGAGCGAGCCAGACCGGTGCAGCCGATCGAGGTGCGTTGCGCGGAACTGCCTGGCACGGCCTTGACGCTCGCCAAGCTTCTCGATGCCGGCGGGAACGATGTCGTTATCCGGATCCTTTGCCAGCCGCTCGGGAGTGGCATCCAGACCCGTCACGCCGTGAACAGGGGCGGGCTTTGCTTTGCGCTTCATCCTGGGCATCAGTCCCACTCCTTCATTTTCTGCGGGTCCACGAAGAACCCCCAACGACACGCGAGTTTGTCCGCCCAGAACCACTCGTCAGGGATTTCCCGGGCGAGCCGCTGGCGATAGTTTTCCTTGATCAAAGGCCTGAGTTTCTTGCGGAAAATCGCTAGCCGCCGGGCTTGCACTCGCTCGCGGCGAGCAGCGATGATCCTCGTTGCCCTCTCAAGATCACGCGCCCACTCTCGGGCAGCAGCCAACCTCGGGAAGAAGAAATCACGCCAGAGACGAAGCGCGCCGACCACCCCGCACAGGTAGTAGTCGACAAACTTCAACTCCTCCTCGTGTGGCAGATGCATCGACACGTCCATTCCTCATTCTGAGCCCCGTACAGGCCCGTTACGTTTCCACCCTACTCGACCACCAAATTCCCGCTTTCGTGCCCTGACGGCCTATCCAGCGCAGGATTTGACGGCAGCAAAAGCCTACCCGCGCCTAGTTTGCGCCATCACTCACTCCTGCGCCGGGGGTTTGGGGGGGGTGGGGGCGGGCGGTATTGCCTCAAGAGACGCGTGCAGCTCTGCCCACCAGCGAGCATGTTCTTCGCGGGCGGCAAGCTGGGCAGGCGTAGGCGTCCACCAGCCCTCGCCATCGCACCGAGGGCATGTAATCTCGAAGTGGCCACAGCAGCAGAAATCGCCACCGCACTCGCACGCCACCTCACCAAGACCTTGGCAGCGGTCGCACCACTCCGAGCCCTCGTCCGGCTCTTCGTAATCGAAGTCGGGGTCGCCCATCTCGCTCACCCCTTCCTCCTGTTCCATGAAGCTGGCGGGGTCGCCGCCACGATTGCTGCGATGATGGCGGTCATGCTGGCTGGTCCAGCGCGGGCATCGTCTCGTTGATCGATTCCGTGACCCGCTCGTAGAAGTCGGCGATCAGGTACTTCTCGCGATTGGCTTGGATCTCGCTCCACCAGACCAGCCAGACGATCGTGTCGGCTGCCTCGTGGTCACCCGCCGCAGTCAGCCGGTCGACAAGCTGCTTGAGGTGCACGTTGTTCGGCGCCTTGTGCTTGCTGACGACGGTCGGCTTGTAGCCGGCGTAGACTTCGCTCGGGCTCACGCTGCCTGTTCCTTCATGCTGTCGGGGAGGGGGCTGTCGGCCGCCAGATTCTCAGCCGTGCGGTAGGCGTAAGACCCATCCCGCTTCCGGAAGACGTGGCCTTGTGCGATCCCGATCTGGATCAGGCGATCTGGCATGTTGGCAAGGACCGCATCGCCGCTCTCGATCAGGGCTAGCATTTGCTTGCCTTCGCGCTGGCGTCGTTCTCGGACGAGATACCGAGCTCGAGCATGCGCCACCGCTTCGGTGGTCGATGCGTTCTCTGCCATCCGGAGCATGGCTGCGGGCGGCGGCATCCAGTCGCATTCAGCAAGAGACTGGCGAACCACCCGCTGCATAACCTCATGCGGCAAATGACCAAGCATCCGGCGATACACCGAGAGCTTAAACGTGCCCTCATCATCGTCGGTCTTGCGCATGCTCAGCGTGGCCGAGAGCTGAGCCATGAGTTTGCCGAACTCGATTTCATCGATCGCGGGCACAACCGGCAGCGGCGCATCGGCAAACCGCTGAACGATGGCGAAGTTCTCCTCGCTCAACGTGCGCTCGTCGGTCGTGGTCCTAGCCAGTTCGACCGCGGCCCATGTCAACGCAGGCGTTGAAGAATCCGTTGTCAGAGCGAGATGATTTTCCATGTCGGTTCTCTCGGGGAGGGGGGAACAGGCCTTGGTAGCTGTTGAGCGTGGAGTGGTTCAGGACATCGCCGGGGGGCCACCCATCCTCATCCCTGAGCTTCCGGAGACGTGTGATCGCCTTGGCGCGGATGCTTTGCGTCATGGGCTTGCGGATGGACCGCCGCATTTCTTCGTAGTCCCGCCATTCATCCATCGGGATGTCAGCAGGGAGGACGAAAGCGGGCGCCTTGCGCGCTCGCGCTTTCGAAGAAGACGAAGTCTTCTGAGTAACTGGTGTATCTAACGTATTGGGCGCAGCCGCTGCGGGGGTTTCCGTCGCTCGCTGCGGGGGTGCAGTCTCTGCAGGGGCGCAGCCGCTGCGGGGGTGTACGATGTACTTGCAGCCCTTTCCGGGGTTCTCGACGCGCGTCAGATGGCCCTTGGAGACGATCGCCTTGATAGCCCCCTGAATGGTCCGCTCGCTCTTGTTGGTCTTGTCCGCGAGCTGCGCGATCGAGGGCCAGCAAATGCCCTCCTTGTCCGCCCAATCGGCCATGGCGAGCAGGATCAGCATCTCGCTATCGGCGAGATCCTTCAGCTTCCATACTGCGCTCATGACGTCGATGCTCATGCACGCGTCTCCCGGAACTCTATCTCAGGGTAGAGCGCGCGGAAGATGGCGACGCGCAGCACGTAATCCCGTGTCCGAACGCCCTTGCGGTCCTCTACGACGGTCGCGCCGGTGGTGTTGTCGAGATAGGCCCAGTCCGCAGTGATGCCGATGCGTCGGCCGCCAGGGTGCTTGAGTTGGACGCCGTTGATCCAGAACCAGTATTTCGGGTGCACGACGATGTCGCTGATCGTGCCGGTTGTCTGCTCGTCGTGAAGCTCGTTGCAGCGCGCAGCCTCGGTCTTGCTGTCATGGCGGTGGCCATGCAGACAGTCGGTGCGTACCGCTCTGAATTTGTTGCTGCGGGCCATCAGGCGACGGGCGCCCCCGTGAACCGGACACGGCATTCGCGCAGACGGGCAGCTTCCTTCGCACCAGTCGCACGCTTTGCCAGCCGGCTGCGGTCGTAGCGATCGGCGCGGCGGGCCATTGTCTCGGTGAGGTCAAGCACAGGGATCATGCTGCGTTGCTCCATTGCTTCAGTTGGGCGGCGGCGAGCGCGAACTCCGCATCCTCATCGAGGAGACGTTCGTACTCGCTGAGCCCGTGGAGGACGGTGCTGTGGTGACGCTGGGTGAGCCTTCCAATCGCTTGAAGAGTGGCGCTCCGATCCCGCATCAGACGCATGACCATATACCGGGCGCGTGCGACCTTGGTGGCGTGGCTCTCGCTGGTCAGGGCCTCCACGGACACGCCCATGACCTTGCTCACTCGCTCGTATATCTCGCGAGCGGCGGACATCGGCATCGAAACGCGGCCGCTCATTTGTGCCTCGTTAGGGCAGCGCGGACGGTCGAAGGGTCTCGTCCGGTCCACTTCCCGATCTGCAGGCTATTGAACCCGTCGTCCTTGAGCCGCTGGAATAGCTTACGGCGCGCGCGCCAGACCACCCGCGAGCGGTGACACGACAGGAGCGCGATAGCCGGCAAATCATGCTCGGCTGCGATCTCTTCTGCATACTGGCGAACGCGCGGCGTCATGCGCGCGCCCCCAGACCAACCGCCTCGATGTGCAGTCCGCGGCTGTTCAGCTCATCGAGCAGCTGGCGGATCGTGGCGTCGTGAAGGCGCTGGTCCAGCGGGCGAGGCCCATCGACCGGCGTAATGGCGCGCGCCCGGTTCTGTAGGCGCTGGATATAGCCGCGCTCCTCCAGAGCGTAGACCAGCCGGTGGACGCCGCTCTTCGAAGCGATGTCCATGGCTTGGGCCATCTCGATGTAGCTGGGCGTGCGACCCTTCTCAGCCTCGTAGCGGATGAAGGACAGAAGCTCTGCCTGCTTGACCGTGAGGCCAGCGTAGTTTCCGGGTGCGCGTGTCACAGCGGCAGTCTTCCTTGTGAGGGGGTTGCCTGATGGGCCGAGACCCGTGCGCGCATTGCCCCCTGAAGGAGGATCAGGGCGAAGTCAGAGCCGTAGCGAGCCCGTGCCTGTGAAAGCAGGAGGCGGGCGTATTGGCGCCAGTCTGCGGGGGTTTTCATGCTGCCTTGCCCCGGTAAGCGTCGACAGCCTCGCCGGCTTCGATGAGCGTGCGCTTCATGCGCTGGAGTTCGAGGTCGTCGATCTTGCCGTCTTCCAGCGCGATCGAGACTTCGTACATCAGCTTGGCGAGGCGGGACTGGAGCGACTGGTCGCTGATATCGCCACCGGCCACGGGGACCAGCTTCATGCCGATCATCGCCAGCGCGTCGTCAGCGAAACGCCCGTTCCACTCGCGGCAGCCGAGCAGGAACGTACCCACCGGCATTTCGCTTAGTGCGTTGGCGTAGTCGCTGGCGCGATCGTCGCTCTTGCCGAGGATGCGTCCCGCCTCTTTCCAGCTAAGGCCGTCATCCTCACGGATGCGGCGGAGGGCAGAACCGATAGCCTCGACCGCCTTAGATACGGAGAACGAGCGAAAGCGGCCGTGGATTTGCGGTGAGGTCATCAGTTAGCACTCGCAGCATGTTGGAACGTGAAAGAAACGAAACGGACACCCCCGAGCAGATCGGAACCGGAGCGCGGCGTGTTCTGGGGATTGTTGCGAGCGCCGTCGCAGGGAAGGACGACGGCGCTCGCGCTCCGGGTGTCGGGGCCGGAGAGGGTGGCGGGGATCACGAGACGATCGCCCAGACGGTCAAGGCGAGCCCGGCAGTAGCAAGGCCGGCGAACGCGACAACGATGCGAGCAGCAACAATCCAGTTGCCGTGCTGATCGGGGTCGAGCGTTGCGTGCTCGTGCGGGGGGAGCCAGTTAAGCTCCTCTTCGTGCGTGCGGGTTTGCATCAGGCGGCCACCTTCGCTTTGGGTGTGCGCTGCGCAGCAGGAACCATCCTGTGATTGAACAGCCGGTGTCCCTTCGCGAGCGACAGGATGATTGCGGCGCGCTCAGCCTCGCGGGCATCGGCGAGCGTGTCGTGCTGCGAAACTTCGACGGCCTCGATCACGCGGGCGTTGCTGGTCAGCCATTCGCGGAACGAGTTGGCCGGCGAGTTGAATGCGTGCGCCAGATGAGTGATCATCCGAACGAAGGGCTCGCGGCTGGTTTGTCCTATGTAGCGCGGCTCGTTTTCTCCGTGGACACGAAGCGCATAGACCGTCCAAGTCATGCTGCGGCCTGCTGGTCGGCTTCCGTAGCGACTGCATCAACGTCCACGCGCGGCTTCTGCGACTTACCCACGAGGCGCAGGTGAGCCATGCGGGATCGGGGTATGCCGTTCTTCCGCCAGCTATGAACGGTGGAGGGGGGCGTGTCCGTCAAACGGGACACTGCGGTCGTGCCGCCAAGGGCATCGATAATGAGATCAGCCACGGTCTGCATGGCTTAGAATATGCGACTATCGCACAAACAAAGCAAGCGCTTTTATGCGATATCCGCGATTGCGATAATCGCAGCGAGCGGCTTGATGGCCGTATGGACCTCCAGCAGATCGATGAATGGGCACGAGCCAAGCGCGGACGCATAGGCGAGCTGGCGTCCTATCTCGGCCTCGATCCCGATAAGGTTTCGAAAGCGCTATCGGGAAAGCGTAAGTTCACCGTTGTCGAGATGGACAAGGCTCGGGAACTGGTGCGCAACTCACTCGGTTTGAATATCTCTGAGGTGCGCTCGATCCCGCTGCTGGGCTCCGTGCCTGCCGGTAGCTGGAGGGAGGCTGTGCGCAATTCTCGGGGTACGGTCCCCGTCGCAGATGACGGCACTCCGCCCAATGCTTACGCGCTGATCGCAGACGGCGATTCGATGGATCGCGTAGCCCCGGATGGCTCCACAATCATTGTCGATCCAGACGACCTAGACCTGTACCCGGGGCGCTACTACGTAGTGCGAAACGGAGACGGTGACGCCACCTTCAAGCAGTTCAAGATGGATCCTGCCCGCCTCGCACCGTGCTCCACGAACTCGGACCACCAAGACATCCTCCTGGGGCGCGACAAGTTCCAGATCGTTGGGCGCGTAGTCGCGGTGTATAGCCGCCTTTAGGCAGCTTCGGCCGAAGCTGCGGCAAGGATCAGTCGCTTGGGAAGGCGCACGCACTGCATCGCGCCGGGCACCACTGAGAAGTAGCGGCCGCGCTCATCATACTGGCCTAAGCCCTCGCTGATTGCGTCTCGCCGGGCTTGCTCTTTGTCGAGGCGCCAAGGCCCTCGCGGCTGCCCGAAACAGGTGATTCGGTAGAAAACGATCTCTTCGTACATGCGGCCCTCATTAGCGGGCAAAACAGAACATTTAATGAACGCCCGAGTCAACCGATTCGCATAATGTGCGATATTCGCAAAAATAACGCTTGACGGTATTGTGCGATAGTCGCATATTACCTCCACGCCGATGAACGGCGCTGGAGATGAGAACGTGGCACAGCATGCAGTCATTCAGACCGGCGATACCTTCAAGGTTCTCCGCCTCGCCAGCATGTGCGCATACGGCTCGTTCGAAACCCGCGAGGAGGCTGAGCAGGCCATCGCGGAAGCAGCCAAGGCTGACCAACTCGCACGGTGCGGCCAGTGAGCCGCCCATCTCAAAAGCAACTGATGCGGGAAGCCCTCGAGATCACCGAGGGCAACCTGTCCTCGCTGATCGGCGCGCGCTCGTCTGATCGAGTGCTGATGACCAACTGGCGGGACGTGGTGCGCCGCGCCCTGAGCCATTGGCCGTCAGCCGCCTGAACTCAAATCAACAGCGACACCCGCTGCGGAGGTTACGATGTCAAATCCCGAGAACCCGCCGGCATTCCCTAGCCAGCCGTATGGCTCGGACGGACTTCCGGAAATGTCGGCTTTCACCGGCATGACCCTGCGCGACTGGTTCGCGGGGCAGGTTGCCAGCGGCATGGCTGCGCACTCGGGCACGGCTGGTGGTGGTTACGGCCCCGGTGACATCGCCGTCCGGTCTTACGAGTTCGCCGACGCCATGCTCGCCGCTCGATCGGAGCAACCCAAGTGACCCCCCCGGACACTGCCGGCTCAGCGGGGCTGGAGGTGGCGTTTACGCCGGGCGAGTGGATCGCCGATTTCCACAATGAGAAACGCGACGGCGGACGGTTCATCACCTATATCCGAGGCGGCAACCAGCTTGTTCCTATCGCGGCGGTGCCGACCGGTGTTGAGGGCTACGGACGCGAGGAAGGCCGTGCCAACGCCCGCCTGATCGCGGCGGCTCCTGATCTGTACGAGGCGCTCGCTGATCTGGCAGAAGTATTCGCGCTTCCCGGCGAAAACTCCATCGACCGTTTCGAGCGGCTGGCAGCGTGGTTCCGCAAAGACACCGGCTATCTCGCGCCGGGCAAAGATCAACCGATGTGCGGCCCTGATCAGCCGGACGGCGACGAACTCCGCGCAATCTACGACGCTTGGTATCAGGCCAAGATCGACCGCGCACGCGCAGCCCTCTCCCGCGCAGGCAAATCGTCATGAGCAACAAGGACTTGGCGACCCCTTCGGAGCAACCTGCTCTCGTCTGCGATGAAGCCCGTACCGGTCTTCACCCTTCGGGCTTCGATCAGGCGCAGGAGATTGAGTGGACGCGGTGGGCTGACCAACGCACCCCCAATGCTAGCGGCTCCTACCGCTTCCGCGCGACGTTCCCGTTCTTGGGCCTCACGGTGACTGCCGAGTGGACCGAGGAGCAGCATCTGTGCGGGATGGGTTACGGCGATGGCGAGTGGTGGCCCCCGCGCCCCTGCTATTGGGACGGGTATCGCCGCTACATCACCAACGATACCTTGGAGTGGCGCCCGCTTCAGGCTTACGACCCTGAAGGCGTCATCTGGTACGGGATCGACCTCCTGCCGTGCCCCTTCACCGGCAAGGCGCCCAAGCTTGAGCCATCCGGTCAGTACATTGGCGCGCCGCTGTGGCGTTCCGAGGCGGTATGGATCTCAAGCCCAGCAATCCCGAAGCGTCGGTGGACCGATGCCAAAGCGATGCAGGCCGCTTGGAACACGCGCGCGCCTGACGCCCAACTCTCATCGGGCAAATCGTCATGAGCGGGGGAGAGATCTACCGTGGCATCCATGTCGGCAAGTCGTGGCCGCGCGCTGCAACCCCGTGCGCCTTGATGCCGCGGTGGGAAGGCGAGTTCATCAGCCATTCGGACTGGGTGAACTTCGCCAGCAAGCGCCTGACTGTAGCGACGGATAGCAACGGTAGCAGCCTGAAGGCCATCTGCGTTGATGCGCTCGGTCGCCGATGCGCGAATGGCCGCGATTTCCAGCGCGCGCACGATGAAGGCACTTTCCCGGTGCGGTATTTCTGGGATTGTGAGCTCGCATCGGACCAGCCGAAGTGAACGCCCGCACCAACCCGATCGCGGCGACGGGCGAAGAGCGTCTGACCCGCTTCGAAGCATGGAGCCGGGAAGCCGAGTTCCGCGCTGCCCGTAACCATCCGGTGGTCTGCGAAATCGAAGACATCGCCCGTCGCATCAACGGCGGAAAGAAACTCCCGCGGCCTTGGTCGCAGGCGAATGGAGGACCGTACTGATGACGAACACGATCACGCTGCTGAAAATGATAGCGGGGTTCATCATCGGCTTCACTGTGGTCAGCGGCTGGGCTTGGCTCACCCTCCGGCTTAGCGATTTCGCGTGGTGGGGCGTCGCGCTCTACTTGGCGCCTCTCCTCGTTGTGCCGCTCGCCCTCGCGATCCGCGCAGACCTGAAGGCGAAGGCCACCCCCCACCCGAGGAATGAAGCATGACTGAGGTTCTTCTTCCGTGCCCGTTCTGTGGTGGTGAGGTTCAGCATCGCTTTGCCCTTTGGCCGAGCGACGGCAACGTAGACGCAATCATGCATGCGCAGCCGTCTGAATGCGGGTTGCCTGACTTCTCAGTCGGGACTGCCGACAGCGGGAAAGCCGTCGCAGCCGCTTGGAACCACCGGATCGCTGGGCAGGCTGAGCTTCGGGAGCTTCTGCGCGAGCTTTACGACTGGTCGAACAAGACCGCGAACGGCCTCATGTGGCGGTTCGCTGATCAGCCGATCGCCAAGAAGGTCGAAGCCGCCCTTTCCGCCGCGCCTTTCAAAGGGGGGATTGCGTGATGCTTGACGCACGCGACGCCTATTGGCGTGAGGCCTTTGAGATCAGCATGGGCGAGGCCGGCTGCGGACACCTGCTCAAGCAGATGACCGACGAGCAGATCGAAAATGTCGCGGGCGGCATTCAGGGCTGCCACGAGAACATCGGCATGGCCTTCTATGTGCCTGAGAATCCAATGATCGGCGAGAACGAACGCCTGTCTCGCAAGCTCAAGTGGGAACGCGAACTTGACGCTTGCGGTGTCTGCAAAGGCCGCGGCCGGGAGGAATATTCAGCCGGCCCTTGGGCGGTGAACACGCAATGCCATCGCTGTCACGGCGCGGGCAAGGTCCATCCTCGTGGCGATCGAGAGCCAGCATGACCCCGCTTTATTGGGCAGCGTACGCCCTCATCAACACAGCACTCGCCCTCTTCGGCCTCCACATCCTGGCTCGCGGGGTGGGGCGGGGGCTCCAACGTTTCGGGGAGATTTCCAATGGTTGAGCATACTCCGGGGCCTTGGGTGGTTCATCCCGTCCATGCGCAAGTCGAAAGCAGCATGCCATCGAAGCTCGGCGGTCTTCTGCCGATCGCGCAGATGCTGTGGCCGACCGACGAACGCAGCGAGGCTGAAACCGAAGCCAACGCCCGTCTGATCTCGGCGGCACCGGAAATGCTAATTGCCTTGATCGAACTGGAGCGCCGGTTCGGACACGTCAAATGCCTGCCGATCGACATGGCCCGCGCCGCCCTCGCCAAAGCAGCCCCCGCCACGTCCAATGGAGAGGAGGCGAGCCGTGGGTAGTCTGGCGCCTTTCCGCAGCCGGCAGCTGGCAGATTCCATCGCGCACTTCGAGGCGATGAACGCGGCTTACGGCGACATGCTCGAGCACGGGCTGCACGGTGGCCCG